CTATTCGGTCGCCTCGTCCAGTTGGTTCAGCGACTTTGACAGAAAATTGACGTTCGCCGCGTGCTGCGCAAGGTGGCTAGGCGCCAGATGCGCGTACTTCTGGACCATCGCCACCGTCTCCCAACCTCCCAACTCCTTCAGCACCATCAGCGGCGTGCCGTGCTGGACGTGCCACGACGCCCAAGTGTGCCGCAAGTCGTGCCAGTTGAAGTCCACCATGCCGGCCGCGGCGCACGCCCGCGCGAAGTCGCGCTTGTCGATCTGCTGAATCAGCTTGGGTGGCCCATTGTCCCGCGTGTAGCCGCGCGTGAAAATGAGATCCGTGGCCGCTCTCGCGCGCCGCTCGAGGACGCTCATCGCATCCTCGTTCAGCGGAACCGACCGGGCGCGTTTCGACTTCGCGCCGGCGTGCGTGATCCACGCGTTGCACTGCGCGAGATCCAACTGCGAGAGGCGCAGGCCGAACAGCTCGGACTCGCGCATGCCGGTCGCCACGGCGACGATCGCCGCGTCGCGCATCCAGTCGAGGCGCAGCGCACCGATCATTCGCGTGATGACGGCCGGCGTTTCCCATCGCACCCGGATGTCCGGCTCCTCGAACCGGCGCAGCTTCGGCACCCGGTCCAGCCACTCCCATTCGAGGCAGAGGTTCAGCATCCGGCGGATGGTGTTGATGTATCGGTTGCGCGTGCCGGGCGCCAGCAGCTTCGTGGGCGCTCCGTTCACGAGCTTGTGCGTCGGTAGTGCGTCGAAGATCCGCTCGGCCGTGAGCAGCCGCACGGGCGCGGCACCGAAGCGCTCGCGCCAGTACAGTACGTGACGCAGCTTGCCGGCATAGTCCCGCTGGCCAGCGCACATCTGCAGGAACCGCACAGCCGCCTCCTCGAAAGTCCTGTCGGCCCTTTCTCCAAGCTTGTCCTGCCGCCATAGATCCGACTTCAGCCGATCGTGGTACTCCTGCGCCGCCTTTCGATCGCGGGTTTCAGCAGATCGTCTAATACGCGTGCCGTCTGGCGCGCTGATATCGATGTGCCAGATGCCGGATTTTTGATGTTTGCGAATTGACATTCACCATCTCCACCGACTCGCAGCGACAGCCGGGTCGGATTGTTGCGCTTTTCGGAAAGACGGGCAAGATCGGACGGCCAGACGCGCCAGAGCCGCGAACCAGGCATGCGGAAACCAATCTGGCGGCGCATCGCGAACACGGTGCTGTAGGAGAGCTGCAGGCGGTCGGCGACCTGCTGCAATGTCAGGGCCACTTCGGGGGTGTCCGTCATTTGCTGCTCTCCAACGCGGCGATCGCGTGCTGGATCTGCATCAAGCCGGTTTCAAGCGTGATGCCGGCAGCGGTGGCCCACGATCGCGCTTCCTGCACGGCGCTATACCTGGCGTAGCAGCCGCTCTTGTCGACCATCAGATCTAGCTGGCTGACATTGGCCGCATGCGTGATCTCAGCGACGAGCGACCGGATCTCGGAGCGCAGCGCCTTGATGTGCTCCGTCGCGCCCTGGCGCGATAGCGCCGGGGCTTCGTTCGTCTGGACAGGTTTGCGCCGCGTGAGCGGCGCTGTCTACGCTTGCGCGTGTCATCGCTGCGCGGTGTCGTTCGTTTTTCCGGGTATGCGGCAGCGGGGAGGGGGTAGAAAGGGCCGAGCGAACCATCACGCGGCCTCCTGATCAGGTTTGCGCCGCGTGAGCGGCGCTGTCTACGCTTGCGCGTGTCATCGCTGCGCGGTGTCGTTCGTTTTTCCGGGTATGCGGCAGCGGGGAGGGGGTGGAAAGGGCCGAGCGAACCATCACGCGGCCTCCTGATCGGCTGCATGCTTGGCTGCCAACTCGGCCGTCCATTCCGGATCGGGGAGGCGATGCAGGCGATCGGCTGGGCGCGGAAGCGGGAGTCGACGGGGGCGAGGCGATGGTATTACGCGCGCTCGGCCGAGACGTCATTGCGACGCTTTGCGGCCGATCGTGTTGGTGTGCCCGCCGGAGGTGATGATGCAGCGCTTTGATCAAACACCGGAGACGGCGCGCCAACGCTCGCTAGATGGCGCGCCGCAGACCTGTCCCGCCGTCCCACGTCCCATGGGACGCCGCGCTTTTCGTCGACCATAGCGTGCCCGCGACATGCGCGACATGGGGGCATGTCGCGCGAGCACACACTCATTTTTTTGTTCTTACCGATATGGGACGGCGGGACGACAAGGAGAAATGAAATGATTGACGTCATCGAACGGGCCGGGGTGGCGATGAATGCCCGAGGGCAGTTCAGCGATTCGACTGCCGATCCGAAAGTTACTTTGGGCGCGTTGGCCTTTGCGAACGAGCTGGGTCGATTGCTGGTTCGCATCAAGGCGGGACAGCAGGCGACGCCCGCGATGCTGCGGCGAGCGACGTTGCTCGTCGCTCAGATGATGCGAACGACGAGGCGCTTTCGTCGCGGTAAGTTCACGGGCCTGACGCGTGACGAACGGCGCGAGCTACGCGCAGTACATTGTGTCGAGCGCGCGAACGCTGACATCATCGAACGCTTCGCCCGGCGATTGATCGACGAATGGACCAATGACCGGTGCCGGAATTGTGAAGGCCAAGGCGTCGTCCGCCGAGCAGGGCGATGCATTTGCCCTGAGTGTGGCGGATCGGGCCGACGTCCCATCGACGATGCTGCGCGTGCCCAGGCGCTCGGCCTGCCGCTCGTCGAATATCGGCGCAATTGGTCATGGCGTTTCCATGACATGCTGGCGCTGCTCGATAACGCGTTCTCGTCGGTGTGCGACACAATGCGTCAGCAGCTGCGGGCTTGAAGCACATTCCATATCAAGAGTGGATCGCTTACACTGCGTCTATCCTTTGCTGCGTGACTGGATATCGATTTGTGAGCGACCGTACACTCGTGTCGCAACCCTCGCCCGGCAGGCGTAGAGCATCGCGGGAGCGCCGCGACGAATAATTTTTCAAGCTTGCCGGGATTTGTTGGGAGGGCGTTCGCCCTTACGAAATGAATATGAAGCCCTGAGTGCGTTGGCCCTCGGGGCTTTTTTCGTGTTGGGCTCTAGCGGATCGAGCCGATGCGGGGACGGCAATCGATACGTGTCATTTCTTCTCGGCCGTGGGCTCGATGAGCACGGCAATGGACACGTTCAATGCGTGAGCGATCTTCACCAATGCGTCTGTAGTTCCGACGCGCTGCCGTGTTTCGATCTGACTGAGGTACGGCTTGCTGATACCGGCTGCCGTCGCGAGCGCGTCTTGCGTGAGCCGCCGATGGTTCCGCCAGGCACGCACGGGATGGTCGCCGGCCAGTTCTGCATCGAGGACGGCGGCCGGGATCCGCTCGCCATCGTCTTGTGCCTTGGCTTGAGCAAACTGGGCTTCGTCCTCAAGGTCTTCGACGAGATGCTTCACGCGGTCCCAAACTTCGATTGGTACGACAGCGAACGCAGGCTGGCCGTCTCGCTCGATGAATTGAACCTTGGTCATTTGTAGGCACCTCCACGGGGCTTGATCGCGAGCACGACGATCACGATGCGGTCGTCCTCGATTTCATAAAGCACGCGCCAGTCGCCGACTCGGAGCCGGTAGCCTTCGATGCCCGTGAGCTTCTTCGCGTTCGGATTCGGTGCGTAAGGATCGACGGCGAGAGCGTCGATCTTCGAGCGGATCCTCATCGCCACGTCGCGGGGCATCGCCTTGAGGGCCTGCGCTGCTTGCTTAGTGAACTCGACTGAGTACATGATCGAATGTTAGCATATAGCTAACGTATTGCAAATAAAGTTAGCTGAAGGGTGAGCGGAAACGGCCAGAAGCCCGGAGTGCGAGAGCGCTCCGGGCTTCATGCTTTATGGGGGACGGGTGCGGTTCGGCGTGTTCGATGTCGATGGTACTGGTCGGGTCGATATGACGATTGGATCGAGCGCAATGGCTGCTCTCGTGTCTCGCGGTGTCCACCCAGTGCGCGTCCCGAGCGGGCGGGGGCCCCCAAGGCATCGCAGCACGCGGGGTCGCGCACCCGCGATTTTTCTCTACTGACGAGTCTCCCTAGGGGGTCATATTCATGCCGACTCAGCAGCAGATCGCCGAGCATTTGGATCTCGACCAGTCGGCCGTTTCCCGGTTCGTCGACAAGGTCCAGCTCGATTACCGCGTAGCGACCATCGACGAGATCCGCTTCGCGTACATCCGCCAACCGCTGGTCGGCCGCGTGCGATGTCGATGTGATCGTGCCGCGTATCGACCAGTTCGGCGAGAGCGATCTGCATTTCATCACGCGTGTCGCGCGGCTCTACGGTGCGACGGCGACGGTGAAGGCCGGCAAGCTGATCGTGCTGCCACGCGGAGGAGGGCGCAGCGCGAGCGGCAAACCGCTCCGGTCACCACGCTCACGCCTGACGCACTGATCGACTATGACATCAATTTTCCTGATCGCGCGAGCTTCGCCGCCGTCCGCACCAAGGTGCATGACCGGAAATCGGGCAAGAAGATCGATCTCACGATCCCGAACCCAGATGCGCCGCCGGGCGCTTCGGCGGTCCATACCGAACGCCATCCGTTCTCAAGCCAGGAGGCCGCCAAGGCCGGCGCTACCTCGAGGTTGGCGACGCTCAATCGGCATACGTCGTCGAGCAGGCTGACGATGCGGGGGCGGGCGGATCTGTCTGCGGAAAAGACCATCGCCCTGCAGGGCTTCAAGGCGGGTGTGGATGGAGCGTTCCTGATCGAATCGGTCGAGCACACCTATGCCTCGCGCGGCTGGCTCACGGTCGTCACGTTGAACGGAGGGAACAAGGGGAAAGCGAAGGTCAGGCACCGGAAGAAGCCGGTCAAGAAAATCAACCTGGTGGTGCCGGCGCCGAAGTAACGCGTCGCGCGCTGTTATCTACAGGCCGCTCACGGTAACCGTGGCGGCCTTTCTTTTTTCGAGGTGCGCAATGGATGGACTGATTACGCCGATGTGCCGGGGGAACTATGGCTGAACCGACCACGAGCGTCGCGGCGGGTATCGGCGCAATTTTGGTGAAGGTGTTCCCGGGGGGCGCTGGGTTCCCTGGTGTCGCTGTGGTTCGTCGGCGATGGGCTGGGCTGGAAGCAACGAGCCGTCTCGTTCGCGGCCGGTGTCGTGACGGCGTACTACATCGGGCCGCTTGTCGTCTGGTTCGCGCATGCGACCGAGGACTCGCAAAAGATGGGCGTCGGCTTCGCGGTGGGCCTGTTCGGGCTGGCCATCGCCAAGGAACTGTTCAAGGAAATCAACAACGCCGATCTGATCGGGGCGTTCAAGCGGCGATTCTTCGGAAGGGAGGAGTGAGCATGATTCCGATTTTTGTGGCGACGAATCTCGTCGTGCTGATGTTCTGCGCCTGGATCGCGCTGAGCGACGAGATCAACACCGGCGTGTGGGGCACGCTCGGCTTCGCGATCGTGGGCATGTCCGCGATGGTCAACTTGATCAAACCCATCCGGAGCCCGGAACTGATCGATACGCCGGAGACGACGATGCTGATCGGCATGTCGATCGTGATCGTTTGGGCTTTGGCTCGGAAAGTGTACTGGTGGAAGCGAGGAAAGAAGCATGAACACGTTCGATGAAGCAGCGCTGATTCGGGAGCTGACGCGGGACGAGGGGCGGCGGCTGAAGCCCTATGTCGACACGGTCGGCAAGATCACGATCGGGGTGGGGCGGAACCTGACGGACGTCGGCATCAGCGATGACGAGTGCGATCTGCTGCTGACTCACGACGTCGCGAGCGCGGTGGCCTGGCTGGATGCCGAGTTGCCTTGGTGGTGCAGGCTCGATCCAGTCCGGCAGCGGGTGGTCGTCAACATGGCGTTCAACCTCGGCGCCAAGCTATTGACGTTCAAGAACACGCTCGGCGCGATGGAGCGTGGCGACTACGCCGTCGCCGCCGCGGGCATGCTGGCTTCGAAGTGGGCGCGGCAGGTTGGAGCGCGTGCGGATCGGCTCGCGGGAATGATGCGAGCCGGCAGGGAGTGAGCACGATGCTTCGGAAATGGGTTGTGTATCTGCTAGTCGCTGGAGTAGCGGCGGGCGCTGGTGCATATGGGGCGCACGTGTTCGACGCTCGCAACCTGGCCTTGGAGCGAGCCGGCCGGGCAGGCGACGCGCAGCATCATGCGGAGGACCTGCTCGCGATCTCCCGTGCGGCGCTTGATGCCGAGCGACTGGCGTCGGATGCACACGACGCCGCCGCGTCACGGGTGGCCGCCGTTGATGCCCAAATGACCAAGGAGAGAATGGCTCATGAAACTGAGAATCGGAATGCTTGTGCTGCTTTGGCTGCTGGCACTGACCGGCTGCGCATCGCCGTCCGCAACTGTTCTGCAACCGGTTCCGACGACGTGCCCCGAGCTTCCGGCGCCGCCAGCATGGGCGATGGTGCCGCCGCCATTGCAGACCTCGACGGAGCGACTGCGGAACGCGCTTTCACCGTCGCCGGTGACGACCAGCGAGAAATCGACAAATTGAGGGCGCTTCAGGCGTATGTGTGCGCGATTCGGACGGCAACGCCCGGTTGCGGCAATCGGTAACAGAATCACGAGTAGTAAGACAGGGCGACCAGCATCGGTGTAGCAGCACCGATGTGGCCACCCATCACTGAGCGTGCCAGTGACAGGCCGAGGCCCTGCCACCTCCCGGGAGGCGGGCTGATTTTACCAATGCTCAGAAACAGAGGTTTGTCACAGATGGCCCTTCCTATCATTCCGTGGATCGGCGGCAAGCGCCGCCTCGCGGAACATCTTCTCGCGCGCTTCCCCGCTCATGAGTGTTACGTCGAGGTGTTTGCGGGCGGCGCCGCGCTGTATTTCCTCAGGCCACCGGCAAAGGTGGAGGTGATCAACGACGTCAACGGCGAACTGATCAACCTGTATCGCGTCGTGCAGCACCACCTCGAGGAGTTCGTTCGGCAGTTCAAATGGGCGCTGACGAGCCGGCAGGTGTTCGAGTGGCTGAAACAGACGGATCCGGCAACGCTCACGGACATTCAGCGTGCGGCCCGGTTTTACTATCTGCAGAAAAGTGTAAGCGCTCTTTGAAGGACGCCATTGCACGACGAGGCTGATTCACCGAGGCTACGTGTCCATGTTCAATGAGCGTGGACAGGTGTGCATGAACGAGCAACACGGAGGTTTGCAGAGCCGGTTGGTGGCCGATCGCAAGCGAGACGGACGGCGCAAGTACGACGAGGATGCGAAGCGCGAGTTGATACAGGCGTGTCTGAAGCCAGGGGTGTCGATCGCGCGGACGGCCATGGAGCACGACATCAATCCGAACCTCGTTCGGACGTGGATTTCCAAGTATCAGCGCGAACAAGCCGCGGGCGAGATAGCCAGCTCCGCGGCGGAGCCGTCACGAGAGGCTCGCGTCGAGTTGTCGACGGCTTCCGTGCCTGAGGAATCAGCCTTCATGCAGGTCGTCACCTCTGCGGCTGCCCCCACTCCGGCTAAATCGGCTGCGGTGTCCTCGCTGAAGGTGCACTTACCAAACGGCGTTTCCTTGGAGCTGAGCCAGGCGAACTTCGATGAACTGACGATGCTCGTCCAGATGCTCGGGAGGCTGCCGTGTTCCGGTTCGACGAAGGGCTGAAGGTCTACCTGCATCGCGATCCGGTCGACTTCCGCATGGGCATCAACGGGCTGTCGATCCTGGTCGAACAGGCGATGCGCCTGAACTCAATGACCTCGGCGCTGTTCGTCTTCGGCAACCGCCGTCGTGATCGAGTCAAGATCCTCGGCTGGGGCGGCAACGGTTTCTGGTTACTGCTCAAGCGACTCGAAGCCGACCGCTTCGTCTGGCCGAACGGTGGCGACACGATCACGATCAGCACCGAGCAGTTGCACTGGCTGCTCGACGGCATCGACCTGGCCGTGATCCAGAAGCATCCCCAGCGATATTACGCGCGGATGAGCTGAACACCACGCAGGTGGCGTGGTCTAATTGGCCATGCCGAACAGCCCCGTCATGCCGAGTGTTGAGCAATACCAGGCACTGCTCGCCGAACGCGATGCGCTGCGCGGTGAGCTTCGGCTCGTGACGGCTCAGCGCGATCTGGCCGAAGAGAAACTGCGGGCCTACAAGCACGAACTGTTCGGCGCCTCGAGCGAGGCGCGCCATGCCGACCAGCTCGGCCTGTTCAACGAAGCCGAGGCGCTGGCGACGACTGCCGACGCGCCCGCGCGCGAGGATATGCCCGGTACATCGGTCGCGGCCCACACGCGAGGCAAGCGCGGGCGCAAACCACTCGATCCGAATCTGCCGCGCGAGGTCGTGCGGCACGAGCTGCCCGAGTCCGAACGGTTCTGCGCCCATGACGGCCAGGCCCTCGTCGAGATCGGCGTGGAAACGAGCGAACAGCTCGACGTGATTCCCGAGCAAGTGCGCGTCGTTCAGCACCAGCGGGTCAAGTACGCGTGCCCATGCTGCGATCTCGGCATCAAGGTCACGCTGGCGCCGACGCGCATCATTCCGCGCGGGCTGCTCACGGAATCCGCGCTGGCGTGGATCATCACCGGCAAGTATCAGTACGGCATGCCGCTGTATCGTCAGGCCACACTGCTGCGTCGCTTCGGCGGTGACATCTCGTCGAATACGCTGGCCGCCAGCGTGGTGCGGGTAGGTCTGGCCACGCAGCCGGTGATCAACCTGATGCGCGACGCGCTGCTCGAATCGAACTTGATCTACGGCGACGAAACCACGTTCCAGGTGCTGAAGGAACCAGGACGAAGGCCGCAGACGAAGAGTTACCTGTGGGCGCAGGTCAACGGCTCGGGGCCGTCCGTGCGGATGTTCTCCTACTCGCCCGGGCGCGGTGCTCAACATGCGCAGAAGCTGTATGCCGGTGTACAGCCCGGCACTGCGCTGATGACGGATGGCTACGAGCTCTATAACGGCATCGCCCACGATCACCAGCTCGTGCATCTCGGATGCTGGGCACACGTGCGCCGCGGCTTCATCAAGGCCGAGGAGTCGGTGCCGAAGGCGGCACGCTCACCGGATCTGCTGGCCACACGCTTCGTGGCACTGATCGGCAAGCTGTTCGCGGCCGAGGCGCGCAGCGCGAAGTGGGAGTCTGAACGTCGGCGACGGCTGCGCGCCCGGTACAGCGCCCGCGTGCTCGTCATCATCGAGCGCATGCTAATCGAGCATCTGCCGGGCGTCGTGCCGTCGAGTTTGCTCGGCAAGGCATTGCAGTACATGAACGGACAGTGGCCCAAGCTGGTCCGCTACGTCGAGAACGGCAACTGGCCGATCTCGAACAACCTGTGCGAGAACGCGATAAGGCCGTTCGTCGTCGGCCGCAAGGGCTGGCTGTTCTCTGATACGGTCGCCGGTGCGCAGGCCAGTGCCAACCTGTACTCCCTCGTCGAGACGTGCAAGGCGAACGGCATCGAGCCGTATCGCTATCTGGTCTGGCTGTTCACCAGGTTGCCGCTCGCTGCAACCGCCGACGACTACGCCGATCTCATGCCTTGGAGAATGTCTGCTGGCCTCAACCGCTGA